TATGGAAATGAGAGCGCAGGCAGCAATGTTTTTCCGCAGCATTTGGGGCGGTCTTAAACAAACATTTGGCATAAAAAATCCAGCGACAGATTTGCAAGGGTTTGCATCCGGTGGTTATGTTGATCGCCCGGCAATTGTCGGCGAAAATGGCGCAGAATTGTTTATTCCTAGAACGCCCGGCACAATCATACCGAACGGATCATGGCAGCAAATGATGGGCGGCGGTGGCGGTTTAACGGTCAACGGCAATTACATTGCCAACATGAGCGCCATTGATACGCAATCGGCAACACAATTTTTGGCATCAAATAAGCAGACCATCTGGGCGGCTTATCAATCCGCGAACCGCATGGTTCCAATTTCGAGGTAATCATGGGATTGCAAAACATTCTTGCGGTCGCTGAATCGGTCGGCATTAACGATCACAAATTTGTCGGGCAAATGCTGTCGAGGAATATGCGGATCAGCACCGCAGAGATTCTGACAGTGCAACCGTTTGAGTTTGAAATCAAGCCGATGAATTACTTGCTTTATTCGCAAAGCCGGTCAATTCTATCGACGTTGCGCGAAGTTGATCGGCAAAATGAGCAGTACCTAAATTTTGGCTCAACTGGTTGGCTAAACTACATCGCATACCGTGGCGACATGAGCAGCGTACAAATTAACGCTTGCACAATTGAAACCGGCACGACCGGCAAGACAATTGTTTTAGGTACGCTGCCATCAATATCAAGCAGCGCGTTCATTGTAAAGACGGGCGACTTTATCCAGATTGATCGGTACGCCTACATCGCCACAGCAGACGTGCAGCGGGGCGGAAGTGCGACCGTAAACATACCGGTGCATCGTACCGTGATGACCACAGTGGCATCGCCCATTGGCGCGGTTATTGGGCAGTTTGGCACGACCACCAGCTTGGGCGGCAGCACTTATACCGGCGTGACTTTCCCGGTCATTATGCGCGATTATCCAACTTATACGCTGGTGCCAATGACCAATGATTCTTTCATTGCTTGGAACGGCGGCTTTCGCGCAATCGAGGCGGTGCTATGAATCCCATCGTACCGGTTCAGAATACCAATAATATTCGCTATGCCAACTTTGTGCGGATCACAACGCCAAGTGCCACATATCGCTTTGCTACCACACCAAGCGCATTAACCATTCCGGCGGTTGACGCATCGCCATTTTCCGGGCTTGGGCAGCTTGTATCTGTTGGCTCGGTTCAGCGCGACATCAAATCCACCGCAGCAGAAACAACGGTCACGCTGGTTGGCATTGATACGTCAATGCTGGCGCTAGTTTTGGGCGCTGAACTTAAGGGTTCGCAAATCGAAATGTGGCATGGGTTTTTTGATCAGAATGATGCGCTGATAACGACCGGCGGCACCGGCGGCTTGTATCAATTCTTTAATGGCTACATCAACTCATTTTCCATCGCCGAACAATGGATGGAAGAAGCGCGGTCTTATGTTGGCGTGGCAACCGTGTCGGCATCGTCGGTGCAATTGATTCTACAAAACCGGATCGCAGGCAGATATACTAATAACAATTCATGGCAGTTCTATAACAGCGGCGACACATCCATGAATCGGGTGAATTACATAGCAAATATTAATTATTATTTTGGCAAGGGTGCGCCAGCAACATCATAAATTAGGAATAAGACATGATAAGAGAGGCAAACAAGTTTGATGTCGATGGCATCATTGAAATGTTAAAGCATTACCAAGCGGCGGCACCGCTGGATGTTTTGAAATATGCCGACGATGAAGAATATATCGGGCGCATGATTACTGAAATCATTGCAGGCATGGGTTTTGTGTTGGTGTCGGAAAAGGATGAGCAGCTTACAGGAATGCTGATATGCGCCAAGATTCCAAATATCTGGAATCCAAAAACATATCAGTGCAGCGAGGTTGCATACTGGGTCGAAAAAGATCACCGGGGCGGCACCGCCGGATATAGGTTGATGAATGCGTATATTGAAAAGTGCGAGGAATGGAAACGGCAAGGCAGCATTCATTTTTACACAATGTCAAAAATGAACAATTCGCCAGATTTGAAATACCAAAAATTTGGCTTTGAAAAACTTGAAGAAACTTGGTTTAGATAAATGCCATCATCAATCGTTGCCGCTGCAATCTATGCTTATAATTTATATCAAGCATCGGCAGTATTTGCTTTTGCGGTCAACATGGTTGCATCGGCAATTGTTGCGCGAGTATTTGCGCCGGATCGCCCAACACTTGATTCAACATTAGTGCCTGATCCGGGCGCAAGAATTACAGCGCCACCAGCAGGCGACAACAAATTACCAGTGATCTATGGCACCGCTTACACCGGCGGCATACTGGTTGACATGAGTATCAGCAGCAATAACCAAGTTATCTATTACGTTATTGCATTGTCGGAAGTGACTAACACTGAAACCGGCGGCACACCCGACACATTTATATTTGGCAATGTGTATTGGGGCGGCAAAAAGGTTGTCTTTGATGGCACCGATTTAACCAAAGTAAATGGATTGTTGGATGAATCAACTGGCTTGACCGATACATCGGTTGCCGGGAAGATGAATTTTTATTTTTACCGCAATGGCAGCAGTACGCCAACTAACACTGCTGTAAGCGCCATCGGCATCATGTCGGATTCCACACTGGTTTATAAATGGAATTCAACAAAGCAAATGTCAAATACAGCATTTGCAATCGTGAAACTGCAATATAGTCAGTCTGCAAACATTCGCGGTCTTGATAAAGTTTTATTTCAGCTTACCAATTCACGCACAAAGCCGGGCGATTGCATTTCCGATTATTTACAATCAACGCGATATGGCGCGGCATTGTCATCTGCTGAAGTTGATTCGACCAGCTTGGCGGCGTTGAATACTTATTCAGATGGTTTAATTTATTATGATGTTATCGGCACCGGCACATTAAGCAAACCACGGTTTAGATTTAACGGGTTGTTAAGCACTGATCAACCAATCATGACCAACTTGCAATTGATGGCAAACAGTTGCGATTGCTTGATTAAATACAATGAAATCACTGCCGAGTGGGGTGTGATTGTTCAATCGCCGAGTTATTCGGTATCGCTTGCGCTGGATGACTCAAACATTATTTCGGCGCTGACTATTACGCCAGTTGATATTGCAAGCAGCTTTAACATTGCCGAAGTTAAATTTCCCGATGGCTCAAATCAGGATTCATTTAACAGCGCAACATTTGATCTTGCGGTTATTGATCCGGCATTGTTGTTTCCGAACGAACCAGTAAACAAACAGCAGATTACATTGCAGTTTGTAAACGATTCAGTTCGCGCACAATTGCTTGCAAATAGATTTCTGAAATCATGCCGGGAAGATTTGCAAGTGCAGGTCAAAATTAATTACGTTGGCTTGCAGCTTGAAGCAGGCGACATTGTGACCATCACGAATACTAATTACGGTTGGTCAAGCAAGCCATTTAGAATTGCCAAGATAGTCCAAGAATTTGGCACTGATGGCAGCATTACCGCAGCACTGTCGTTGATGGAATTTAACCCATCGGTTTATGACGATGCATCGGTCACTGAATTTGAACCAACGCCAAACACAGGGCTTGCCGATCCGCTGGTGTTTGGTACGGTGCCTGCGCCGGTAATAACATCGGTCAACCCAAGCGCAGTTAATCCATCGTTTCAAGTTAATGTTACCGCTAGTTCGGCAGGCATTATTGAGTATGCCGAAATTTGGTATTCGGCTTTCGCAAACCCAACTGATCCGCAAAGAATCTTTGCAGGCACTACCGCAATACAGGCTGATGGCAATCCGTATGCGCCGGGCGTTGCTATGCCGGTTGTTACCTTGACAGGCATTTCCGCAGGCAATTGGTATTTCTTTGTGCGCATGGTCAACGAATTAGGATCAAGCCCATTTTCGTCGGCATCGGCTTTGTTCCAATGGCGACCGACTACATTTACTTACGAAAACAGATATTTGATTGTCGCTTATGGCGACAGTTTGACCGGCACCGGATTATCATCAAGCCCAATCGGAAAAAATTATTACGGTCTGTTTAATTCGTCTGCATCATCATTTAGCACAAACCCGGCAGACTATACTTGGTACTTGGCGCAACCGACATTTGGCACAGCAAACAAACTTTGCTATATCAACCGAACCGGGCGCACGTTCAGCTTTGGCACAGCGCCAGCATTATTTGCGGCATCAACTGCGGCTTATGTACCAGCATCAACATTTGATGCTTCGCTATGGTCGGCGCTGCCGGATGGCACCAATGCAATTGATCTGGATATACGCACCGGGCAATTGCTGACCACAGGCACAACCACAGTGGGCGGCGGCGAGATTGCTATTACCAACAACCCTAATGGTACGTTAGTCGGATCGCTTGCGCAATTTCTTGATTTTGGTGGATCGCCAACATTTACTAGCACCGTGTCGCAGTTGACCGTTGATATTTATGGTCGCGTTGTTGGTCTAATACCGCCAGATGGATTTTTCTTTACATCGTGGGAAGCGGTCGCAACCGCAGGGCAAACGGTATTTACGCCCACCACTAGAAACGCAAACTATATTAATGGGCAAGATTGGGTATTTAGAAACGGCATTTTATTGGTGCCAACAAGCGAATACACAGAAACTACTACATCGGTCACATTGTTAAACGCTTGCGCGGCAGGCGATAACATTACAATCATTTCGTTCCGATCCACAAGCACATCGGTCTATTACGCAAGCATGGACATTGCTTATGCTTCCGGGTCGGGAACTAACACGCTTACATACTCAAACCTGCCAAGCCAAATTATCAACGCAGGCGATGTGCTGACATTTGCAAATACCGGATCGCCAACGCAGTACACAGTATCGTCAATTAATTATTCAACCAAGCAGATTGTATTTACCACCACATTCACGGCAACAGCGGGCAATTCGGTTTATCGATATCGCGCACTTGGTTCGACATATCGCACTTTTAGTCGGTGGGATGTTTCATTAAGTTCGGCAGCAACATATTCGCCGACAGATTTTCAGATTGTGTCTGGTGCTGAAATATTCTTTTTGAATGGAACAATTGTCAACGATCAAGATTATGATCTTGCATCAAATGTCGTAAACAATTTTCCGTCAACGGCAACAGGAAATTTGACCATCATACAATTGGCGCACAATAACTTTGGTGTGCCTAGTGGATCGCCATCATTAATTTCAACTTATACGGTCAACGGGCAAGCGACTTATACTTTTTCTTATGATCCAGATGCTTTTGAATTGTATTTGAATGGATGCATTGGCGTTTCTGGAACAGACTACACAACCGCAACCGGCACATATACATTATCGCCAACACCAAATAATAATATAACGGTACTTTCACAACAAACTTTTGCTAGAACGGGTGCAGCATGACACAAGCATTTAATCTTTCACAGCTTGCAAACAAAGTTAATACCAGCGGACAACTTGACGCTTCGACCGGTTTATATAACCAAACACCAGTTGCTAATGGTGGCACAGGCAAATCGACAGTTACAACGGGCGCTTTGTTATTGGGCGCAGGTACATCGGCGATGACTGAATTAACTGGTACAACGGCAGGCACTACCGTTGTTTCAAGCCCAACAGGTTGGGTATCAGCGCCGGTTGCTTCGGTTGCTGGTGGCGATTACATTATGCAAAATTATACTTCGCCAAATGTTTGGACAAAACCAGCAACATTAAAAGCCATTAAAGTAACGGTTGTTGGTGCTGGCGGTGCTGGTGGAAGCGCGCCAGCTAACCAACGCGCTGGCAGTGGCGGCGGTGGTGGTGGTGCGGCAATTATTTATGTTGATGCGCCAGGATTACCAGCAAGCCCAATTACTATTACAGCGGGAACAGGAACAAATTCATTTGGGTCTTTTGCTTCTGGCACTGCTGGTGCTGCCGGTATTACCGGAGGACCCGGCAGTTCTTCAACTGCAGGTGGCGCAGGAGGTACGGGTTCCAATTCGCCAACAATTCCGGGTTTACAAACAATAATTGTAAACGGAACCAAAGGCGGAAATGCTATGATTTTTGCGCCGGGAACAGGAAATTTTGGTTTATCTGGCGCTGGTGGGCAATCAATATTAGGCGGTGGAGGAACTCAAGTTAATTCGCCCGGAACTACTGCCGGAAATCCCGGACAAGGTTTTGGTAGTGGCGGTGGTGGGTCTGTTACTTTTACAGCTAGTTCATCTACCGGCGGCACAGGTCAACCCGGCACTGTTATTGTTGAGGAATTTTATTGATGAAAGCTTTAATTTCACCCTTAGAACAAGTGACCGATTATCTTGGTAATTCGGGATGCCGCGTTGCGCAAGTTGAATTATTGGCATTTGAGGTAGCAGAACCATTGTATTGGATAGAATGCCCGGATGATTGCATTGCTGACCAATGGTATTGGATCGAAAACGGGTTGCGCAAAATACCGCAATTACCAACTGAAGAATAAAACACGACAGGACAAAATAATATGTGCGACAAAATTTCACAATTTAACGTCAACAAATATGTGCATCTAAAAGATTTTTTGCACAAAGATTCGTGCGCGGAATTGACCGCAGCATTAAAAGATTTAGTCGCGCAACAAAAGACAATTAAAGATGACCAATGCCCATTGTCGGAAGCAGTACATGGGGCAATGACATTTGATAAGTTACTGGTGGATTTGCTGCCGCATTTTGAAGCGGCATCCGGTCGCAAACTATACCCAACATATTCCTATGCGCGGCTATATGCGCCGGGCGATGAATTGGTCAATCACACTGACCGAGAATCATGCGAGATCAGCGCGACAATAACGCTTGGATTTGATGGCGATGTATGGCCTATATACATGGGCGACGATATCAACAAATCCAACGCTTCCGAAATTCGCATGGATGTTGGCGATGCGGTTTTATATCAAGGCATGACCAAGCATCATTGGCGCGAGAAATACACCGAAGGCAATTGGCAAGCGCAAGTGTTTTTGCATTACGTCGATGCAAACGGCAAATATGCAGATTGGAAATTTGACAAGCGCCCAAGTTTAAACCTGCCGCAAGAAGTGCCGCAGGATTATCAGCATTGGGCATATACCGACATTCTTACGCCGGATGCTTGCGACAAAATTATTGCGGCTTATGATTCGCTGGATAAGTTGCCGCCGGTAATAGGCACAGGCGAGGGCGCAATTAATCCAGAGATACGCAACGTCGAGCGCGTGATGCTGCCGACTTACAAGGACATTGGCGGCAGGCTGGCGGCGGCAGGATTGGCGGCAAACAATCGCGCTTGGAAGTTTGACATTACCCATGCCAACCAAGCCGAGTTTCTCAAATACCCGGCAGGCGGTCGCTATACGGCGCACATGGATACATTTTTAAACCCGGATGCCGAATGCCGCAAGCTAACAGTCTTGGCTTTTCTGAATGACGATTTTGAAGGTGGCAAATTCTACTTTCAAATTGCACATGAGAAAATTTATCCACCGCAAGAAAAGGGTACGGTTATTGTGTTTCCAAGCTTTTTGCCGCATGGCGTTGAAGATATAATTAGCGGAACTCGATATTCGGTGGTGTGCTGGATGGTCGGAAAGTTTTTCAGGTAGAAATTATGGATTGCCAAAACCCAAACTGCCAAGAAGCGGCAGATCGTGCGGTCAAAAAAGTGTTTGCCATTTTGGGCGTGGACATTGATCGCCCGGAATCGGTCGAAGAATTCCGCGAAGATTTGCGCTTTGGCAAAAAGCTGCGGCGATGGGCTGATCATGGAACATTGGCATTCATTGGCGTGTTGGCGGTCAGTTTGGCTGGTGCAATAATTATTGGGTTGCAAAGTAAACTTGGCGCAAAATAATAAGGAGGCAATATGAAAGATTACATTCTGGATCGAGCGAGAGAACCATCCACATGGCGCGGTGTTTTATTATTTTTGACAGCGATTGGTGTGCCGATTGCCCCTGAATTGGCAAATCATATTGTCACTGGTGGCTTGGCGCTTGCAGGTATTGTTGGCATGGTCACTAAGGGATGATCAATAGCCGCAAAATTGAAGATTTACTGCCGCCAGTTCAGCAACGCGTCAAAGCAATGATTGATGCTTGCAAAGCGGAAGGTATTGATTTGCTGATTACCAGTACATACCGCGACAATGCAAGCCAAAACGCTTTATATGCGCAAGGCAGGACTGCGCCGGGAAAGGTGGTTACAAATGCACGGGCTGGTCAGTCTTTTCATAATTATCGATGTGCTGTCGATGTGGTTCCATTACGAAATGGCAAACCGGTTTGGGATTCTAAAGATGCAATTTGGCAACGCATTGGATCAATAGGGAAAGCGGCTGGTCTTGAATGGGCTGGCGATTGGAAACGGTTTAAAGAATTTCCGCATTTCCAATACACTGGCGGCTTAACTTTGGCGCAATTACAGTCGGGGTCAAAAATCGTTTAATCATCAATATAAGATAAAACAAAATGCGCAAATTAAGGAAATTTATGCTTGGCATTGTATGGTTTTTAACAGGATGCGCGACATTCTCAGCGCCGCCAAAACAAACATCATGCGATATGCCGCCAATTGTGCAGCAAATTCCATCGGCAAAGCTTTCATACCAAATGCAAAATTTTTTGCAAACTGCCCATCCAATAGTGCCAAATTCAAAACAACAATTGAAACTGCGCAACACAAAAAAATAAATTAATCTTTTTTGTATTTAATTTCGCCACAGGATTTGCAAACCCACCGGCGTTTGGTACGGTTGTCAAACAGTTTCCAAAAGCCGCCGGTGGAGTTTCTAGTTAAGCTGCAACTGCTGCAGTATCGATTCCCGGCGGGGCTTGGCTCGGCAGGCTCAAGATTTTTTGACAAATATTCCATCTTTTCCGAGATACCCTTCGCGGGTTTTGATTTCGTTATAGGCTGTTTCATAGCAATGCAGTAGCGGTACATCTTCAATGGCGGCAATCATGGTCAACGTGACCATAACATCGCCGATGGCATCAATGATACCGGCTTTATCATTGTCTGCAATTGCGTCGATCAATTCCTGCACTTCTTCCAACGTCTTTTTAACTTGCGCTGCGCTGGTGCTGTTGGCAATGATTCCTCGATCTTCGCCCCAACGCACAACATTTAATTCGACAATATTGAATGTACTCATTTGATCCCCGTTGCAAAGTTTTCGCGGTTTAAAATATCCACCACTTTGGTGAATTGATCCAATTGCCCGGCATGATATCCAAGATCATACCCGGTCAAAAATAGATTTCTGATATTGTTATCAAACGACAATGAATCTATCAGTGCCACAAATTCATCACGCTGCATTTTGTTCGCCCCATCGTTTCATTGCATCGCGCTCGGCAGAAAACGCGGTGCGGTATTCAAACATTCCTGCCATGTGCGGGTAAGCCAGATCGAACAGTCTTGCAAGATATGGCGAGTAGTTGTTGTTAATTTTCCATTCACCATTCAATTCGCTGATCGCCGAATGATGCCGTAGCACATGGATAATGGTTCGCGCTGAGTAATGCTTGAATCCTCGGCTATGAATCTTGGTCGCTTCAATCGCAAAGGCTTGGAAGATGTGCATATTTTCCGGCAACCAGAACACAAAATCATCGGAAAATAGATCGCGGTTTTCTCGCATCAAATCAAATAGTTTCATTGTAATTTTCCTTGATTGCGTTGATTGGCATTTTGGGTGCGCCAAGCTTCGATTACGCTGGTGGCGTGAACCATCTTCCATCGATGCAATTCATCTTTATATACAGCGTCTTTGATTGCATCCAGATGCGCTTGATATTCCTCTGATCGGTATGCTTCACGCTCCTGCGCATTGACCGGCAAGCTATTGAACTTTGCCATTTGCTGCGCTTTGACCGTCTTGCGGAATTCTTCCATGTAAATTTTGTTGGCTTTGGCTTGCGCGGCTATCGGTGCGTTGGTTCGCAGATATTCCAACGCTTCATCGACTTGAGAATCTTCAATCATATTTCCTCACATGAAAAGGTGGGGCTACTCGCTGCACTGGCTCTATCCTTGACGATTGATTAATCATCAAACCAGCATCCGCTTTTGCCCCGTAAACTTAAAAGCAGTTTGTGTTGCAGTTGCCGCCGTAACAGCAGGTGGTGCAAGTGACATATCTGCCATTGTAATAATATGAATGCGTGGTGCAATTAGCCCATGCCAAAATTGTGGTGCCTGCCAACATAAGACCAACTAAGTATTTCATATATCCTCCGTCAATTTGTTAGATTGAAAGCATTTCCTTGTGCCGCTGTTTGTGACATGGTTGGCAAAGCCACATCACAATTAATGGAAAATCATAATCTTCATGATGCGCTAAAGATTTTTGATTTCCACATCTAACGCAAGGCTGTCTAATCAAAGTGCCATTTTTTATAGCCCTTGCAACTGCGTTATGGCATTTTGTTCTGCGTTTATCAGCTTTACGCCATTCTGAATTGATTTCTTTTGCTGCTTTATATCGTTCAGAATTTTTTGCCCTTTGTGAATCGTATTTCCTGTAATGATCAATATTTGCATTTCTTGCATTAGTTGAATCAATTCTGCTGCAAAGTTTGCATTTATTTAAATGACCATCTGCCATGCCATGATGTTTATAAAACTCACTTAATGGCTTGATGGTCTTGCACTTAAAGCATGGTTTTGAATGAATCATGTCATATTCCTTGTGCTAGAAATACAACCATTATAGACCCATTCTAATTAAAAGGTATATCGTCGTTCATAAACGCATCATCTTTTACTTCGGTTTGCTTCGTTGCTTTGGGTGCTGCTTTGGGTGTTGCCTGATCCGGCGCTTTGCCAATCATCGTAAATGAATCCGAAATGATTTCAAAGGCAACGCGCTCGACACCATTTTTGTCGGTGTATTTCTTGCTGCGAATCTTTCCTTCGACATAGATTTGACTGCCCTTCGATAGATATTGCGCGGCAATTTCCGCTGGCTTACCAAATACGCCAACGCGGTGCCATTCGGTTGCTTCGCGCTTTTCGCCGGTGGCGCGGTCTTTCCATGTTTCACTGGTCGCAAGGCTTAGATTCACCACCGCTTCGCCGTTGGTCGTATATCGCAGATCAGGATTTTGACCGAGATGCCCAAGCAAAATTACTTTGTTTACGGATGCCATATTTTTCCTTTTAGAAACTCACCATTTTGATGATATTGATCACAAGCCCAAGCCAAACGCCCACAAAAACTGCGCTTACAAAATACGTTAGCAGGGCAAAGAAAAAGTTTTCTCGCATGATTTCCTCACTTAATCCGAACAGATTTTTTGCGTTCCAACCGGCAACCGGGAACGATCACGCCAAGTTGCATATCCTTTTTCAGCGTTACCTTATCTAAGACCGGGTCTTGCGGCTTGAAGTATTCCGGCGGTATCTCGGCATCTTGTTCGACGATCAATGATTCTGGATTGTCGCGCAGGGCAATGACAAAGTAAGGCGATTCGATCTTGCTAATGCCGGTTCGTTCCATGTTTTCAAGCAAATACGCTTTCATCCAATCGATCTTGCGGTCAATGGATTTGCGCCGTGCTGCCATTTCTTTTTCGGCTGCGGCAATGGCTTCGGCGGTTGTTTCCATGTTGCGGATGACCATCGCCACATTCTTGGCCTTTTCCTGAATTGCCCCTTGCATAGATTCGAGCAACTGGATTGCCTGATCTTCGTCAAGGTCGGAGTTTTGGATATGCTCAAGGTCGCGCTGGTATTGCGCTGCCAGTTCGTAGAGTGAGATGTTCATGCGTCACCTTTTAATTGTTTGCCAACATCTTGGCCGGTTACATTTAATTCAAACATCCATTCGCCATCGTCGTTTTTTGTCACAATAATTAATCCCATCGCAACAGATTCAAGCACACCATCTACATACATTTTTTTTTCACCGCAATGTTGAATCCATTCAGGCGCAATTTTCCACAATCGATCACCATCTTTGTCATGTATTGCAGCAATTAAATTTTTGGCTTGATTTTCTGACCATCCACATTCGACCAAATATTTGATGCTACTTTTGATTGGGTTTTCGTCATTCATGCTTGACCACCTAGCATTTCGGCTTTCTTGGCATCGTAAATTTTCTTAAATGTGGCGGCAGCATCGCCATCGTTGGCAGCTTTGGCGGCACCGTATGCATTGCCAAATGTTTCCTTAAGTGATTCAAGCGCCAATGCGTTTTTCATGGCATCGCAATAATCGGCAATGACCGTTTCAGGCATACCAGCAGCAACTTCGTGAGTGTGCGTTTCGGTATCGTTATCCCCTTCCGTTGGGATCGCAAAGGCTTGGAAAGCAGCGTATTTGTAAGCGGCTGACATGGCCTTGTTTGTGGCCTTGTCGGACACATCCATTGCTTCGCCAAATGTGCGCACAGTGTGTTTGCTGCCATCTTCTGCCGACACAAAATCAAACTCGGCTTCGACGGTCACATAAAAGATGGCGTTGCCTTTGGCGGTCTGGCGTTCTAAGCATTGGCGGCTGATCATCCGTGGCAGGATGCAAAGCCCATGTTTAGCAAGCAGCGGCGACACGGCGTTGTAAACATCGTCAATGCCGCGAAACTTGTAGCTGCTGCCTTGTTGGTTGGTTCGATCTTTGGCAATGCCTGACTTGGCTAGATCAGACTGCACTTGGTTGATTGCTTGATAGACTTTCATCGCTTATTTCCCTTTTCACATTTAATGGATTTGCATCAAGTAGTGATTCAATACCGGCAACCGTGATCTTGCGGAAGTTTGCCCATTTCTTCTGATATGCCGGGTCTTGCGTGGGCGGTATCCAACCGTACAGCGTGCGCCAGCGGATCGTTACATCGGTGGTCGCGGGGGTGTAAATGTAGTGGTCGAAATCTTTCATATTGGGATTTCCTCAAGATAAGTAACGAGCAAAAACAATATCACAGCGCAGACCGCCATCACTTTTGGATGCCGGGCAAGCCAATCGTCGGTGGATAGTAGTTTCATTTTTTCCTCACTTTTTAATCATTGGTCTGTAGTTCGCGCAGGTTGGCATATTGCACACCAAGCCAAAACCCGGCTAATTCTTTGGTCGGCGCAAATTCAGCATTGCCGATTTGATCGCCAGCTTCGTTTGTAAGGTAAGCGCACCACAATTTTGAAGTTTTGATGTAGTAGCAATTAACTTGCATGGTTTCCTCGCTTGGTAATGCCCGGCTTGCGCCGGGCGTGTTTATTTAAGAGCGCAGCCATTGTTCGTAAGTTTTTATAGCCCAACCGAGCGACTCTGCGGCGGCAAGATATATTTGATATTCAGCATCATTAGTGCCGCGCTGCTGAGTTTGCCAATTTGCATTTGGAATTAAATTTTGCATTTTTTCCTCACTTAATAATCCGCTGCGATGTGCTGCGGTATGGGTAGATACTGAACGATATTTGCAGTCTGCGCAAGCATTATTTGCAGTTTCCTCAATACTGCCCAAAAGCCGCATAAATTGGGCATTTTCCTGCGCTTATGCCCATTATTGTGTTATCAATTATGCAACCCTGGGAATGGGCTTGCATTAATCTTGGAAAAGCGGCAATAATTGCGCTGCCATCAATCAATAACCAAAAGGGCAAGAATGAATATTCCGCGAGTGGGCAGTAAAAGTTTCGCAGTGTTGGAATGCTTTGTTGATCAACCAGTGATGGAAGTTGAACACGCAATCAAAGTGATGAAGCATTTATGTTGGCGTGATGCTCGGGCTGATGCGACTCGATTGCTGCGCGATGCGGTCGCAAAGAATTATCTAGTGTTGGCATTTGGAAAGTATCGATTGAATGACGCAATCAAAGCGGCAGTAATTCAGGTGGTGGAAGCAAAGCGCGAAGCGAACAAGAAAACCCTTGTGCAACCGGCATACCGCAATATCTGGTCGCCGACGATGGAAGGTTATACAGCTTCGCTTTATCGAAACAAACGTGGATACGAGGATAGATACAAATGACACTAGACGAATTTTTGACGCAGCATGGCGCTGCCAAACGCTTGGCTCAAAAGACCGGTATTTCACCACCGGAAATTTCGCGCATCCGAAATGGCAAAAAGCGCATCACGTTTCACAATGCCGCCTTGATCGAATACGGCACCGATGGCGCAATCAAGATGGAACAATTGCTTGATGACGCAAAGGAAAGAATCGTAGCTGGCTTTATTCGGGGCAACCATGTACCGCAATCAGCGGCTTCTTGACGCAGCGCGTGGGCAGGAATGTCAGATCAGGCTGCCGCATATCTGCACCAACAATCCGGAAACGGTGGTGGCCGCACACTCGAACCAGCTTAAGCATGGCAAGGGTGGCGGCTTAAAAGCGCACGATTGCTACATCGCGTGGGCTTGCTATGAATGTCACATGGAGTTGGATCAAGGCAACAAATTCTTGTATCACGAGAAATGCGACTATTGGCAGGCAGGATATGAGCGCACGATGCTGCAAATGTTCTTGCTCGGCATATTAAAGGTTGCGTAAAGTATAGAAAGAATATTGCTGTATACGGTATTGACGCTATAATTTGGGCAAAGGCTAG